AAGGTACTACATGTATGATGTTATCAATATTAGACATCATATCTGCAATATGTTTTGAGATATAAGGTGTCTCAGTACGTGCTGCAAATGATAATGCGTTACGTAGATTTTCTTGTGCCTCTGTTAGAGACTCTTCAACTTGTTTAGATAATGGCATAATTAATTCCAGTGTCGGATTACTCCGCTAATAATAAAACAGTTAGTGACGAGATAAGATATGAAAATAAAAGTACGTACCAGAACAACGTAGTTGTCGTAGCGTCTAGTCTTTTCGTCAGAGAATGAACCCAGTGCATACTTCCAAATCCTCCATGCTTTAATGAGGGTCATATCGATTTATAACTGAATAGACTATTACTAAACAGATTAGACCAATACAAATGATAGGTAAAACTAAATGCATTATACGTCACCTTCTTGTCTGTTTTCTGAGTAGTGGACATCAAATGATCCACCAGGATATCTTGCCTGTAACTTCTCTACATTCATCTCAATGATTTCATCGATTGTAGTATCAAGTGACATACATGCTTGAGCAACATACCACATGATGTCTCCAAGTTCTCTCTTCATATGAAAAATATTATCTTCATTAACTGGTTTACCTTGGAAGACAATTTTCTTTACTACCTCAGTAAACTCTCCTGACTCTGCTCCCATACCAAGGGCAGCAGTGATTAACCGATGAATAGGAATTCCATCATCACCAGACTGTATCTCAAAGCATCTAGAATTAAATGGAATGTAATCCTTAGATTCTTCAGATGTTACTGCATTAACGAATTCCATATAGGAATCCGTATTTACTCGCTTAGTCATACTTTAGATCTTGAAAAGTTTTCTTTGATGTGAATTTTTTTACTAAGTCAACCTCAGGTTCACCAGCATCAACTAGATCTTTCTGAGCTTCCTCTATATCATACAACCTCATCTTTGATCTGTCAATACCTATACAAAATCTTTTGTAAGAAGTAGGATCATTATACCTATTCTTCAATTGCTTAACCATTATCTGTCCCAAGCCTTCCAACTCTTCTGTAGAAATAAGGGCAAACATAAGGTCAGCAGTAGCAGGGAGTCCAAAAGATTCAGAGGTGTCAGTAAGGTCGACATCGCTACTACCGTAACCGCTACGAGTAGTTTGAGTGGCAGATATAATCGGAACGTTCGCCTCAACTGCGAGACCCCTAAGTTCCTCTGCGATTGCTTTGACATAAGTATAAGAATTTACAATGGATCCTTTGTACCTTTGAGAGGCACATATATTTAAATAATCTACAAATATAATATCAGGTCGAATAGATCTCTTAAGAGCAAGATCATTAAGAAGAGATTTAAAATGTCCAACGTGTGCAGAAGCAGTAGGATACTCTTTAATGATTAATTTACCTTGAGTTTTCTTAGCAAGATTTGCAATCTTCTTTTCAAACATTACCTTCGGAAAATCCGAAAGTTTTTGAATGGGGATGTTGAGTAAATTCGCATCAATGCGTTCAGCGATTTTTTCCTCCGCCATTTCCAACGTGATGTAAAGGACATTCTTCCCTTGAAGAAGGGCAGAGGAAGCACAGTGACACATAAACAAAGACTTGCCCACACCAGTACCAGCAAGTGCGATATTAAGAGTCTTGTTAGGAAGACCACCCTTCGTAATTTTATTGAAGAGAGATAGATCAAAAGGGATCTTATCTTCTTTGCGATGATAGAAATCATATCTTGCTTCTGCGTCTGAGACATAATCATGTCCTACGTGTTGATCGAATGATACACCAAGTGCTTCAGATAAAATTTGTGGTATAGCACCCTTATCTTTCTTAGAGTCCTGACCATCAGCAATCTTAACACTCTCCATAAGAGATAAGTAGATCGCACGTTCTTGACACCACTTCTCGGTAGCATCTAGTAACCAGTCATGGTCTGAAATATCATCAGAAAGAACATTCAGAACTCCAATAACATCTTTAAATTGTTCTTCAGTTAGATCAGTTCTTTCTTGACACTCAATTCCTAAGGCATTAAGAGACGGTAACGCATCATACTGACTAACATATTCATGAATCTCTAAGAAGATAATCTTATGTTCACGTGCAGTAAAGTATTCCGACTTAAGGAATGGCAATACCTTTCTAGTATACTTTTCACTGTATACCAGATTACTGAGGATAGTTACTTCTAAGTTCATAGGTAGTGAAGATAGGATCCGAGAATGTATTTTGTACCTTTAGTAACTGGGCGACCTGCATGACGATACATCCAGTTTGGAGGGAACACTAATATCCTAGCACACTTTGGAGTAATTGCATGATGAATTTTTGGGAAGTCTGTAGTTCCACCTTCCTCAACGTCATTCAAATATAAAAAACATACCAAAAATCTACGAGCAGAATTATGATCTCCAACATCAACATGATCTGCAAATTCATCACCAGAATTTTCACGATATCGTTTAATTCTAAACTCCTCAAAAGCATATTTAGCAGGAAAATCTGGACCCATTTCCAACTCATCTACGTACCGACTAACAGCTTCAATAAAATGAGATTGAACTTGTGCTTGATGACTCATCCATTCAACATCCCTTGCCGTATACCTTTCAGATATATTCATCTCAGTAAACGTAGGTCTTTGTAATCTATCGATATATGCGTGATGATCTTCCGACGAATTAAATGATTTTATAATATCATCACAGAATTCTTTATCACAAATATCATCATAGACTTTTATATAATCTATAAGTCTTTCGCAAGGTTTGATTACATCAGATAAAGAAACCTGTAAAGGATTAACTTCCATAACGAAACTCCTGTGCAGCAATTTCATCAAGTGCTTGCATCACTTCAGTGGTGAAATATGTTTCTGGATCTTTAAGTATTTGTTTGGCATAAACTTTCTTACCGTTCATTTCATATCTACCTGCTACATTCTTCCACAGTCCACCTCTCTCACCCAATTCTAACAACCCATAATACCTATCAAGACCTTTATCATAATATAAACGTGTTTCAATTTGAGAATTCTCTTTCGTTAGTCTAGATTTTTGGGCTTTGCATTTGATAATATTTCCAACAACCTCAGTACCATCCTTTTCCTTCTTTTTTGATAGATATATAATTGTTGATGAAGCGTATTTGAGTCCACTTCCACCTCCCATTTCTTTCGTAGGCACATAAGAACCAATTACATCATATGTATGATTAGTAACAAGCATTGGAACATTTGCTTTACCTAACTTAAGAGTAAGAACACGGAACGCACCTTTAATAAGTTGACTCTTAGTCATGTCACGTACCTGTTTATCTGCAGCAACGTCTGCAATCTCCTTCTCTGTAGAAAGCATACCTAGAGAATCTAAAACAAACATTAAGGGTTGACGCTTATCTTCTGGTTGTTCTACATAATTGTCTAAGATTCTACATGCTTGAGTTCGGAACTGTTCGATAGTTGCAACAGGAACTATCAACATACGATCAGATGCAATACCACGATCTTCAATCATCTGCTTAGATATAGCAGACTCAGATTCAAAATAAATTACTCCAGCATCGGGATTGCTGTCAAGAAAATGCTGAACAATCCCAAGGCAAAAGAAAGTCTTGCCAGTAGAAGACTCACCAGCGATAGCAGTGATTTTGTTTGAGGGAACTCCACCGTAGATTGAACCGCTAACCAAAGCATTGAAAATGTGACTACCAGTATCAATGAAATCAGCACTGTCTCCTGCTGAGACACCATCACTAACAAGTCCTGCATACTCATTACCAATCTCCTTTGCTACATCTGTTAAAAAACTCATGGACTTTTTTTAAATAATTTTGTAATGTAATTAGAACGTTTCATGGCACGTTCAAACCATTCTGCTTCTGATTTGTCGAAGAACTCTTTCTCATCTGGCATTGCACCAGCACCGAAAGCTTTCTGATATTCAACAATGTATGTGGTCATCCGAATAAAAATTCAAGGTTAGCAACTTTTTCTGGCTTCCATCCTATCGTGTCCATGATAACTTTAATTGGTTCAAGAAAACTCTTGTTGAATTGTAAGTCATAATCCACCTGTTTGTCAAGCCCAAACTCACGAGGAAAAGTGCTCAAGAAACTGATCACATTTTCTCCGATCTTGTTAGGTGTCTTTAGATATACAAATTTAATCTTTTCGCCATCCTGTATTAAGGGATACTTATGTTTTAATTTGTTCTTCTTATTATGAAAATTGTAGAGTAATGCTCCTCTAACGTGAATAGGTGTCCCTTTTGCATAAAGGGTAGAAGGATGTGCCCATTTATTTAGATTATTACAACCTCTTGGAAATGAGATATCTTCAATAGGTAATGATGTAAACTCTTCCCTAAAATCAGCAATGAATTTCTGTGCTGCGTCCTCATCTTTATTCATAATAACTGTCAATGCGTCTCTAATTGCTGTTCTACAAGCAGCAGGAGTAGAGGACTTAACTGCTTCCAAACCCATGATCTTAAGTTTAGGTTTCTCATATCGAACACCTTCACTATCCCACACATTAAGAATGTAACGTTTCTTAGCAGTCCATATACCTTTATTGGCAATGTTCTCTCGCTTCATGAACATCTTCTGTTTATAAGCACCTACGTACTTGGCCAATTCTTCATAAGAACTCGTAATATACTTCTCAAGTTCCATCTCACAGATCTTATTAAGGAACGACACAATGCTTTTATCAGTTTTCTCTCTGCCCTTGTATACAGTCTCGACCAAAGGACCAAGGTTGAGGTAGATACTATCAGTATCACTAGCAATAACATAATCTTCCTCCTCTGTTTTAAGTATCTTGTTTAGATACTTATTCATTTTGTTTTCAATCCAACGGATGCTAACCTGCCCACTAAGAGTAATCGCCTCAGCATTAGATAAGTTGTAGTATCTAAAGTACTGGTTTCCAATG